AAGGCTTTGGCCCGTGGTATGGCTTACACCAAGCAGGTCAAAGCTGCTGCAATCTTGAACAACGGCTTTGCCGGTGGCCCCACTTATGGTGACGGTCAAGTTTTGTTCTCGACAGCACATCCTTTGGTCTCCGGTGGCACCAACAGCAATACACCATCTACCGCTGCCGACTTGAACGAAACATCGTTGGAAAACGCTGTTATTCAAATCGCTGCTTGGACAGATGAGCGCAGCTTGCTGATCGCTGCTAAGCCCCGTAAGTTGATTGTTCCCCCTTCTTTAATGTTCGTTGCTACACGTTTGCTCGAAACCGAACTCCGCGTTTCTACAGCCGATAATGACATCAACGCATTGAAGAACAATGGTTCAATTCCTGAAGGCTATACCGTTAACCACTACCTGACAGACACCAATGCTTGGTTCCTGTGTACAGATGTGCCTAATGGTTTGAAGCACTTTGTTCGTACCCCCATGTCTACAGGCATGGACGGTGACTTTGATACCGGCAACGTCCGTTACAAAGCCCGTGAGCGTTACAGCTTCGGCGTGTCAGACCCACTGGGCGTGTTTGGTTCACCCGGCGCTTAATATTTCTTTGGAAATATTTGAAAAGGGGCCTTGTGCCCCTTTTTCTTTTGTTGTATATTGTTCCCAATCCGGGCTTATCCGGTGTTCTGACAGTCCCGGCTGACGACATGCAGACAGAACACCCAAACTTGGCAAGCACCACATTAAGCCCAGAAGCTCATGGCGGTCGCATTATTTCTGTTGGTGGCACATTGGCTGCTGCACTGACTTTGACATTGCCAGCCATTAACACATCGGCTAACTCCACCACATCTGGCCCCGGTCAAGACCCCAGCACAGCTAACAATGAAGGTGTTGTGTACACAATTTGGGTTCCTACAACAATTGCCACTAGCTCATTGAAGATTGGCACTAACGGCACTGACAAGTACGTTGGCACGATTGTTATGAACGATGCCGATACCGACGGCGCAGCATTGGTTGGTTTTAACGCCGCCGCCGCTAATGACTTTATTAACCTGAACGGCACTACCACTGGTGGTGTTGCAGGTTCATGGGTTCAAATCGTTGCCATTGCTGCTAACAAGTACATGGTTACCGGTATGGTGCTTGGTACAGGCACTGTTGCCACGCCATTCGCCAACTCCTAATCAACTCAAGGGGCTTCGGCCCCGTTTTTAAAGGAGATTGATTATGATGCAAACGGACGTAATAGGTAAAGATTGCGCGGCTGGTGCAACCACTACCGTATATGCAGGACGTGCTCGCTTTAAAGGTATTTGGTACAGTTCTTCCGGCGCTTCTACAATTGCCGTCAAAGATGGCGCAACTACTTTATTTACTTTCACAGTCGTGGTGTTCTATGGCTAAGAGTCCAGCATGGCAGCGCAAGGAAGGCAAATCGGACGCGGGCGGTTTGAACGCCAAGGGCCGTGCTTCCTACAACAGAGCCAATCCGGGCAAGCCGGGGTTGAAAGCACCCCAGCCCGAGGGCGGCTCACGGCGCGACTCTTTCTGCGCTCGGATGAGTGGCATGAAAAAGAAGTTGACCAGTGCAAAGACGGCCAACGATCCGGACTCACGTATCAACAAGAGCCTGCGGGCGTGGAACTGCTGACATGAGCGATTCACACGAAACCACAAAGCATGTTGTTGATGCGCTGTCGATAATGACTGTTGTAGGAACACTAGTAGAAATGTTGCCGTCTATTGCCGCAATCTTTACAATTGTGTGGACGGTGATCCGCATCTGGGAAACCGAAACGGTTCAAAATTTGCTGGGTAGGAAAGGCAAACAAAGTGCCGAGTAGTTCTAAAAAGCAACACAATTTCATGGCTGCGGTGGCTAACAACCCATCGTTTGCTAAGAAAGTAGGCGTCCCACAATCCGTGGGCAAGGACTTTAATCAAGCGGACAAGGGCCGCAAATTTGCTAAAGGTGGCGACATGAAACACGAAGACGTAAAGATGGACAAAGCCATGATGCAGAAGGCCGTAAGTAAACACGAAAGCCGCTTGCATAAAGGTCAGCCCAAAACCAAATTAGCCGCTGGCGGCTATACCAAAGCCGCTGATGGATGCTGCTCAAAAGGCAAAACCAAAGGCAAAATGATTACCATGAACATGGGCGGATACGCCTGCTAAAAGGAGTTAACATGAAAAAACGTTACGAAGGCGGCGGTGACATAGACGCCATGGAAGAAGCCGACAAAGCTTATAGAGCTAACAAACCCCCACTTAAAGAAATGGGCGACGCTAGCGCTGCAGAAGAAGCAGGTCAGTTTGGCGATGCGGGTTCTAGTAGAACGGTAAAAGCTACCCCCAAGGCTACCCCCAAGGCTACCCCCAAGGCTATGCCCAAGGCCGCATCTAAGCCTGCCCCTAAAGCAGAATCTAAGCCTGCCCCTAAAGCAGCCGCAGCTTCCGATGATGTAACCAAGATGTCTTTGGCAGATCGCGCAAAGGCAAGCCGCGAACGCGCAAGAGCCGGTAGCGGTACGACTGATACACGATCTGTTGGCGAGCGCTTGCGCTCCGCTTTTGCCGGTAAAGATCGCGGTGGAAATAGCGTTGACTTTGGCGGTACGGGCTTAGGCATGAAGAGCGGTGGTTCTGTAAAGCCTTCTAAGATGGGTGGTGTAAAGACTGCTAAGCCTTCATTTGGCTCAGCTTCTAGCCGCGCAGATGGTATTGCATCCAAGGGTAAAACTCGCGGAAAGTACATCTAATCATGATGGCCAGCCGTGGTATGGGGGCTATCCTGCCCTCTAAGATGCCTAAAGGTGTACGTAAAGCACGCCGGGATGATACTGACTTCACGCAATATGCTGAAGGCGGTAAAGTCAATGAGGCTGGCAACTACACTAAACCTGATCTGCGTAAGCGGATTGTGTCTCAGGTAAAAGCCGCAGCTACCCACGGTACAGGCGCAGGACAGTGGTCTGCACGTAAAGCACAGCTTGTTGCTAAAAAGTACAAAGATGCTGGTGGGGGGTATAGAGATTGAAAGCTCCTCAGAAATCGCTCAAGGACTGGGGCGACCAGAAGTGGCGCACTAAGTCTGGTAAACCGTCAAGTAAGACGGGGGAGCGATATTTGCCTGAGAAAGCCATTAAATCTCTAACTCCAGCAGAATACGCTGCGACTACTAAAGCCAAGCGTGCAGGTAAGGCATCTGGTAAACAGTTCGTAGCGCAACCCAAGACTATTGCAAAGAAAACGGCAGGATTTAGATGACCACTACCGGAACCACACTGTTCAACATGGACTTCACGGAGATCGCCGAGGAAGCGTGGGAGCGTGCGGGCCGTGAAATGCGTTCTGGTTATGACTTGCGTACGGCGCGTCGTTCCATGAACCTGATGACTATTGAGTGGCAGTCTAAGGGTATTAACATGTGGACAATGGAGCAGGGAATCATTAACCTGACTCCGGGGCTTAGTACTTACGCCCTGCCAACGGACACGATTGATTTGCTAGAACACGTCATTCGTACTGGGTCCAACACTGCGTCTACGCAAGCGGACTTAACCATTACACGCATTAGCGTCTCTACTTATGCAACTATCCCAAACAAGCTTAGCCAAGCTCGCCCAATTCAAGTCTGGGTGCAAAGACTTTCTGGCGAAACTAACCCAACCAATTCGGTCTTGGTGGGCGCGATTACGTCAACGGACACCACAATAACGCTTAGTACGGTGGTTGGGTTAGCAAATGCGGGCTTTATCCGTCTTGGCACAGAAGACATTTACTACGGTTATGTCACGGGTAATACCTTAGGCGGCGTGTTCCGTGGTCAGAATAATACAACTGCGGCGGCACAAACTGATGGTACTGCAGTCTTTGTGCCCCAACTACCAGCCGTAACAGTCTGGCCTACTCCTGACAACTCAACGCCCTACCAGTTCGTATACTGGAGACTCAGACGTGTTCAAGACGCTGGCGCTGGGGTCAGTACTGCAGACATGAATTTCCGTTTCCTACCTTGTTTGGTAGCGGGCTTGGCGTATAACATTGCGGTTAAGGTCCCTGAATTGATGCCTCGTGTCGAAATGCTCAAGATGATGTACAACGAGGCGTTTGAGATTGCTGCTGGTGAAGACCGAGAGAAGGCGGCTATCAGGCTTGTCCCCCGTCAAATGTTTATTGGTAGCACATAATGGGAAATAGGTTCGCATCCGGCAAAAAAGCGATTGCTATGTGTGACCGCTGTGGCCAGCAATACTTGCTCAAAAAGCTTAAAACCGAAGTTATTAAACAGAGAAAGTATCAGTTGCTGGTTTGCTCTGAGTGCTGGGACCCTGACCAGCCGCAGTTGATGTTGGGTACGTTTCCTGTGGATGACCCACAGGCTTTGCGTAATCCTCGCAAAGACACAACGTATGTAACTTCCGGTGTTAACGTTAATGGGTACACCGCAGGTGGATCGCGGGACATTCAATGGGGCTGGAACCCGGTTGGTGGGTCTAGGTTTTTTGATAATTTACTAACGCCAAACTACTTGGCATTAGGTGTACAAATTGGTACAGTAACGATACAAATAGGAGCTTAATATGGCATACACACGATCAGCCGATGGCATCGCTAAAAAAGGCAAGACCGAGGGCAAAAACTTGGGCAATAGTGGCCCTACTCAAAAAGAAGTCATGGGCGGCAAGGGTAAAGGTAAGGGTAAAACCAATGCCGATATGTTGTCCATGGGTCGTAACTTGGCAAAAATTGCCGCACAGAAGCGAGGCTAATCATGGCTACATTTAGCAAAAAGATGATGGGTAAAGAAGTTGGCGATGCCAAAGTCTACGCCACACCGCATACTATGACGGGCAAAGTAGTTACAGCTTCTACCAACCCCGGCAGTGGCCCAGATCACAGCGATGCTGGCACAGTTAATATGGCTGTGGGTAATGTTTATCGTCGCGCACAACCAGCAGCTAAAACTTCTGGCATTAAGATGCGCGGCGCAGGTGCAGCGACTAAAGGCATAATGTCAAGAGGCCCGATGGCATGAACTACACCCAGCTTGTCACGCAGGTAAGCGACTACTGCGAGAATTCTTTCCCAACTGACAATATGAATACGTTCATTCGTCAGGCGGAGCAGCGCATCTATAACACGGCGCAACCTGCTAATTTAAGAAAGAACGTGACAGGCTCTTTGAGTTCTGGCAATAAATATTTGGGGTGCCCATCTGATTTTTTGTCGGTATATAGCTTAGCCATATACCCAGCATCTGGTACCGGTGATTACCTGTATTTGCTGAACAAAGATGTGAACTTCATGCGTGAAGCATATCCAAATCCAACAACTACAGGTAAGCCCAAACACTATGCAATCTTTGGACCGCAATCTAACGATATAAACGAGTTGGCGTTTATTGTTGGCCCCACGCCTGATTCTGCGTATATGGCCGAACTTCACTATTACTACTACCCTGAGTCTATTGTTACCGCTAACACATCTTGGCTTGGTGATAACTTTGATTCTGTGCTTTTGTATGGGACTATCTGCGAAGCGTACACCTACATGAAGGGCGATGCGGAAATGGTTAAATTAGCGCAAGATCGCTATGTTCAAGCAATTGCTCTGTATAAAAATCTGGCTGATGGTAAGCAACGCATGGATGCTTATCGCGACGGTCAAGTAAGAACGGCGGTATCATGAGTATTCTTCAAACGGCCACAACAAGTTTTAAAGTGCAACTGCTTCAAGCAGTACATAACTTTGGCCCAACATCACCCAACACGTTTAAAGTTGCGTTGTTTACAGGCGCAGCCAATCTCAGTGCTGATACCACGGCGTATACAGTAGGTATGACTGGGGAAGTGTCAGGTACTGGCTACACGGCGGGCGGTAATACTTTGGTGATTTCTACATCGCCAACATCCGGTAACAACTCTGCTAGTGTTCCAACAGCGTTTATTTCGTTTAACAACTCAACTTGGACAAACGCATCGTTTACTGCGCGTGGGGCACTGATCTATAACGACTCTGTTGCAGGTGACCCATCTGTAGCTGTGTTGGACTTTGGTGCAGACAAGACTGTAACCAACGACACGTTCCAAATTATTTTCCCAACCCCCGATGCAAACAGCGCCATCGTGCGTATCTCGTAAGGACTAAAAATGAGCACAGAAATTTCAAAAGCCCAAGACGCAGTATCTGCAGCATTGGTTGCGCGTCCCAACGGCACAGAGCGTGTGGGTGCAGGCGGTGTTTTTACAGTCACTTGCCACGGCTCTGATGGTCAGTTCAAGTGGTCTGACACGTTCCACAACTTAGTGGTAAACGAAGGTCTACAGGACATGAATGCCAAATATTTCCAAGGCTCAGGCTACACCGCTGCTTGGTACTTAGGCTTAGTGCAAGGCCCCGGTTCAGGCACTACATACGCCGCCGGTAATACTTTGGCTGTTCACGCAGGCTGGACTGAGTTGGTTCCCGGTACAGCATACACGGGCAACCGTAAGGCGGTTACATTTGGTACAGCCACAACTGCTGATCCTTCAGTAATTTCAAACTCTGCAGCACCATCGTCGTTTTCCATGTTGGTTAACGGTACTGTGGTAGCTGGCGCGTTGTTAACAAACGCAGCTTCTGGTACATCTGGTGTTTTGTTTTCTGCTGGTGACTTTACTGGTGGTGACAAAACTGTAGACAACGGCGATACATTAGCGGTTACATATACATTCTCGCTTGACGCAGCTTAAGGATGCGTGGTGTTTGGAGATGTTACATTTGCCCAAGCACCCTTTGCCGCTTTAGGCGGTAATACGTATAGCTTCGCCGTTTCTGAAAGCGCTGTAGCTTTGGCGTCTATGGATGCCGAAACCACACTAGGCGGGGTTGCGGAAGAAGCTGCTGCGGCCACTGACACGGTGTTTAACGCCAATAACACTTTACTGGCTACAAACAGTGAAACAGTTACTGCCACGTCTACACAAGTAGCGCGTACTGATGTATTGGCACAGATAGCCGAAATTGCAACGGCAGCAAATACTCAAACGGCGCTTGCAAGTGTTTTTGCCGCCCTATCGGAAAGTGCGACAGGAACTGCGTCCTTTAGTGTAAGTGCTAGTGTTTTAGCGGCCATCTCGGAATTGGCCACAGCTTTAGATGCGTCTAGTGCCACTATAGTTTTTGGTGCCGTCATTAGTGAAGGGGCTACCGGCACGGATACCCAAACAGCGCAAGTCGCGTTTATTGGTACGGTTGCTGAAGCCGCAGCAGCAGCAGATTCTTTAAGTGCTACCGCCACAATTACCTCTACCACCGCTGGTACAGGCACGATTACGCTTGCTGGCGCGGTCGCGGGGTTTCAATCTTTCTCGGCTGTAGGTAACGGTAACAGTACTTATTACGCCATTGTTGACCCCGTTGCGGGCGCGTGGGAAGTGGGTATTGGTACATACACATCTTCTGGGACTACGCTGTCTCGTACAACTGTGTTGTCTTCAAGTAATAGCGGGTCGCTTGTTAGTTTTGCGGCCAATTCTAAAGATGTTTTTGTAACTTATCCATCTGAACGGGCGGTTTGGCTTGACAGCGCAGGCAACGTTTTGGTGCAGTATGAGTTCAACACAATCAACGCTACCACTGCCAACATTACAACTGCAAATCTTACGTCCGGTACGATTTCTACGACTCCAACTAACAATACTGACATTGTTAATAAGCAGTACGCTGACGCTATTGCTTCTGGCATCCATTTCCATGAGGCGGTGGACTTGGCAACTACCGCAGCCCTGCCAGCAAACACGTACAACAACGGAACATCTGGGGTAGGGGCAACGCTTACAGCCAACGCTAATGGCGCTCTGTCTGTTGACTCAACGCTTACTGTTGTTAGCAACCGCATCTTAGTCAAGAACGAAGTTACGCAAGCAAACAACGGTGTATACACGGTTACGCAAGTTGGCGCTGCTGGAACGCCATACATCCTAACTCGCGCTACAGACTTTGATACTGCCGGAACCGGAGTTGACCAAATCGACGAAGGTGACTTTTTCTTGGTCACTAGCGGTACAGTTAATGCTAATACCGCTTGGGTACAACAGACCGCTCCCCCTATTACAATTGGTACAACAGCAATTGTGTTCCAGCAGTTTTCTGCCCCAATTACCTACACGGCTGGCACAGGACTTAGTGAGTCACCAACTTACACATTCAACATTGCCAATACAGGCACTGCTGGCACATACGGCTCGGCTTCTGCGGTTCCTGTGTTTGTTACCAATGCACAGGGTCAAGTTACTTCTGTAACCAACACCAACATTGCCATCAATGGTTCTGCTGTAACGGGCAATATCTCTGGATCGGCTGGGTCTGTGGCGAATGCGCTGACGTTGGGTACATACCTGACGGGCACAAGTTTTAACGGCTCTGCTGCTGTAACAGCAACCGTTGACGCGACTTCGGCAAACACTGCTTCCAAGGTTGTGGCGCGGGACGGTTCTGGCAACTTCTCTGCCGGTACGATTACAGCTACGCTAAGCGGGTCATCTACAAGCGCAACAACCGCAACTAACTTGGCTGGTGGTGCAGCCAACCAGATTCCGTATCAAACGGCAGCGGGCACAACAGCGTTTACTACGGCGGCGTCCGGCACTAACTACGTATTGAACTACAACGGTTCTGCGTTTACATGGGTGTCAGGAACAATTTCTGGTGTGGCTTTAGGTTCTAATTTAAACAGCCTTACCGCCGGTACATATTTAACCGGCACCGCCTACAACGGTTCAGCAGCACAAACATGGACGGTGGATGCCACCTCCGCTAATACAGCTTCTAAAGTTGTAGCTCGTGACGCATCGGGTAACTTTAGTGCGGGAACAATTACAGCCACGTTGAGTGGTACTGCAACTAATGTGTCTGGCACGGTTGCCACTGCAAACGGCGGCACGGGGCTTACATCATTTACATCAGGCGGTGTTGTTTACGCTTCTAGCACAAGTGCATTGGCTACTGGGTCTGCGCTTACTTGGAATGGGACTAATTTGGGAATTGGAACTGCAACCCCCAACAATTACAGTTCAGCGGCAAACAACCTTGTGATTGCTGGAACTGGTCAGCGTGGCATAACCATAGCCTCAACAGATTCAAATCAGTCTAATTTATTTTTTGCTGATGCTGATAGTGGAAGTGGTGAATACGCTGGTTATCTTGCATACTTTCATAGTTCTGACAGTCTTGCGTTTGCGGCAAATGCAACAGAAGGTATGCGCCTAACCTCGACAGGTCTGGGTATTGGGACAACTTCGCCCTCAAGCAAACTAGATGTATCTACAACAACAGGATTTACATTTGCGGCTACAGCAACTGCTGGTGCAATTGTTGGCGCAAGGGGCGTTACTGGCGGAAGTTTTGCAGTCAAAACTAATAGTTATAGTGCTTCCTATGATTCAGGACTTGCAATTGATGGAACATACCCAGCAGGCGGCGGTGCTCTTGGCGAATCCAATATCAATATTAAGGCCTTTGGCGTTTATTCAGGTGGTGGTTTTGGTAGTACTTTAGGTCTTTGGACTTCTAGCAATACAACATTATCTGAACGATTCCGCATTGGCTCTGCTGGTCAACTAGGCATCGGTGGCGCTAACTACGGCACAGCAGGTCAAGTACTAACATCAGCAGGATCAGGCGCAGCACCATCTTGGCAAACATCTACAGCCGCAGCAAAAGGTTTTGCTGTTGGAATGTCTTTAGTCTTCGGACGATAATGGAGAAACAATGACTTCACCTACCGCACTTCTTGGCCTTGCGCTACCCGTACAGGGCGACCTGTCTGGTACATGGGGCGACACCGTTAACGACTCCATTACATCTTTGTTAGATTCGGCTGTTGCTGGGGTTACCACACTTAGTGCTGACGCAGATGTCACGCTAACTTCCACCGACTACGTAGCAAACCAAGCACGGCAGGCGATTATTCGCTGGACGGCAAGTAATGGCGCAAGTACTAGAAACGTCACAGCCCCAGCTAAAAGCAAAACCTACGTAGTCATCAATGCTGGAACTGGCTCCATTGTGTTTCGCGGCGTAGGACCAACAGCAGGCGTCACAATTGTTTCTGGAGAGAAATGCGTTGTTGCTTGGAGCGATTCTGATTTTGTTAAGGTGGCCTCGTCTACTTCAAATGGTACGGTAACTTCTGTCAGCGTAGCATCAGCTAATGGTTTTGCAGGTACGGTGGCCACAGCAACCACAACCCCCGCCATCACGGTTTCTACCAGCATCACAGGTGTGCTCAAAGGTAACGGAACCGCGATCTCAGCGGCCACTGCGGGTACAGACTATGTGGCTCCGGGCGGTGCTCTTGGAACGCCTTCAAGCGGCACAGCTACGAATTTGACCGGCTTGCCACTGTCTACTGGTGTAACTGGACTTCTGCCCATTGCAAACGGTGGCATTGCAAACGGTGGTACGGGTACGGCGACGCCAGCAATCGTGGCTGGAACTAACGTTACAGTGAGTGGCTCATGGCCTAATCAAACGATCAATGCCTCTAGTTCCGCGCAGGTTTATCCAGGCGCAGGTATTGCTAATTCAACCGGCTCTGCTTGGGGTACAAGCTACACAACCACTGGCACGGGAACGGTATTGGCTTTGGCCACATCACCCACGTTTGTAACGCCTGTCCTTGGCACCCCTTCATCCGGTACGTTGTCTAGCTGTACCGTGGACGGCACAAATGCTGTTGGCTTTAGAAGCATTCCACCCGTTGGCACAAAGACAAGTTCGTATACGTTGACTACCGCTGATGTAGGCAAATACGTGCAAGTCAGTACAGGCGGCTCCATCGTAATTCCCAATTCAACGTTTGCAGAAGGCGACGCCATTAGTATTTTTAACAACACCGCTGGCAACATTACGATTACTTGTAACACTACCACCGCTTATATTGCTGGCACTAATAGTTCTAACGCATCACTTGCTTTAGCCACCCGAGGCGTAGCAACCATTTTGTTTATCAGCAGTACAGTCTGCGTTGTCTCAGGAAACGTATCGTGAGCGGTATCCA